CTCACGCTAAAGGCATTGCAGCTGATATAGCTGTCAACGGTGGTGCTCAACGCATGGCTATTGTTAAAAATGCTTTGGCTATGGGCTTTACAGGTGTAGGAGTTGCACGAGGATTTATTCACGTTGATGTTCGTGATACTACTCCTGTAATGTGGAAGTATTAATGAAACGATTATTGTTTCTTTTATTGTTTTCGGCAGCTGTAAGTGCAGATAACTCTCAAGAAGGTTCTTTAAATACCTTTCATGGAGACAATAGCACTACAAATAGTAACAATACTACCGAAGATAAGAGTATATCTAATACATACAATGGTGCAGGGTCTAGTTCAGAAATGCCAGTAGGCTCTGCAATTACTCCAAGCTATATGTCAAACGGTATGGATACTTGCCTTAAAGGTTCAGGAGGTTCGTTACAAACAGTAGGTGTAGGAATATCTAGTGGGGCTTATGAAGTTGACCCAAATTGTGATAGACGTAGGGACGCTAAGTTACTATCAGACTTAGGTATGAAAGTAGCAGCTGTATCAAGGATGTGTGAGTCTTTAGAGGTTTGGAAAGCTATGTTGATGTCAGGTACACCCTGTCCAATATTGCAAAACTCTAGACTAGTAGCAGGAAAGAGAGCTTATCTAGCTCTTAAAATGCAGCCTGAGATTTACATCCCAGACTATAATCGTAAAACAAAAGAATGGTATGATGCTATTCTAAACATTGGAGAAACTATAAATGAAGAACAAGCTGAAGATATTATCTCTGTTAGCTCTAAGTTCCGCAGCAGCATCAAGTGAACTAGATAATTTATTAGACACATCTACTGCTATTGTAAATCAAATTGATATGGGCATTACACTTGTAGGTGCAGCTCAAGAGTATGCACATCATGGAGATGCTTTAAGTGATGGAACTGTTTCGTCTACGGCACATATTAGCACAGAACAACTCGATGCATACAATAATGCATTAAATAATTTTGCTGTTAATTATCAGCCATACGGAAATCTTCAGGCTGTGTTGGAAACTAAAGCGACAGACGAATTAGATTTAATGAATAATGCTGTTGATACATTTACTGAAGTTGTTGTAGAAATGGTGCAGGTAGTTGAAGTAGCTGAAAAAGTTGAAGAAGCTGTTACGCCTCAACAAGAAGCAGAAGTTCAAGAGTTTGTTTCTACAAATCAAGAAGTATTGACTATATCTCAAGAGCAAGTTGATACGTACAATCAGTCTGTAGATGATATTGAAACTCACGCTAACAACGCTAGTGCTTATCTAGCTGTAGCAAACTCTGAAGACGCAGTAACATTTTTTGAGCAAGGTATTGAAAATGCTAACACTACTGCAGAACAGACTAGTATTATGTATGATGCTAATCAACAATGGGTTACAATGGGCTACAACACAACAAGGAATTTAACGGCTGTTTTTCTTAATGGTAATGATGACATAGGATTAAACTTATATATAAGTGAAGCAGATATTTTAGCTGCAGGAAGCGAGTCAGAGTTTTATCTTACAGGACCTACAGCGCAAGGATATAAATGTTTTATGACAGGAGAATGTGAATGAGTTTAGCTGATGCAGAACTGACAATCGGTGGCGTTAAACTAAAAGGGATTTACATTGCGGTTGTATTTTCTTTAGCTACTACTATAGGAGGCGGTGTATGGACAGCATCTAGTTTGTATTCAAGACTAGAAGGCGTAGAAAATCTTTTTATACCTAACATTACACCTCTAGAAGAAAAGGTTCTTTTGATTGAGCAGGAACTAGAAGCCAACGATGTTTCAAAGCTTCAAGGTAAATTAGCAGAGCTTGGCGTTAATCTTAAAACAATAGCAGAGCAGCAAGCTAAGTTGTTGTTGGTTGATGACAAGGTAAATCAATTAGAAAAAGACATAGAGACTATGAAAGCTACAGTAACTAAAGCAGAATTGCTTACTGCAGAAGCTGAAAAGCTAGACTCTAAACTTAAAACAATTAATAGGGAAATTCAGGACTTGTGGGATGGTATGGACTATCTCTCGAATCCCTTAAAGTGAGGACACTATGATAAACTTAAATTCTTTAGTAGGTCCAGTTACAGGACTGTTAGATAAATTTATAGAGGACAAAGACAAAAAAAATGCGATTGCGTTTGAACTATCGACAATGGCTGAAAAACACGCGCAGGAACTTGCGAAAGCGCAACTTGAAGTTAATAAGACAGAAGCGTCACACCGAAGCCTATTTGTGTCGGGTTGGAGACCTGCTGTTGGTTGGACTTGTTGTATTGGACTTGCGAGTCAGTACATTCTTATCCCGATGGCAAATTTTGCGCTTGCTCTTGCCGATTCTACCGTTGAAATCCCTGTTCTAGATATATCAACTATGATGCCCGTATTAATGGGTATGCTTGGCTTAGGTGCTATGCGAACTGTTGAAAAAACCAAAGGCGTTAGCCGTAACAAATAAAAGGAAACCATTATGCCCAACTACAAAAAAAGAAAATCGTACCAAACTGGCGGTGCTACACAACCTAAGTCTTCTTCAAAAAGTGAAACACTTCAACAAAGAATGCAAAGGATGCAAGCAGCAAGAAATAAAAAACCTATGCAGCCTAAAAAAATAAGTCAAGCTGAAATGAACGCAATGCAAAGAGCAGCACAGCAAATGAAAAAAGACAGAGGTCTTATGGAACTAGGTAATCGTCAACGTGCTGCAGCTGCAAGAGCTAAAAGAGGACCTACTCGTGCTGAAGCGGCTAGAAATATGGCAGAATACGAAAGAGCTATGAGAGCTAGACAAGCTGCTAGAAGTGGTAGCAGGACTCCTACAAGAACAACAAGAACTCCCACCCCTCAACAAAGAGCTAATTACGAACGAATGGTTAGAGAGATTCAAAATAGAAGCGGAACACGAACTGTCCCACAAAGACAAGGACAAACGCCACAAATGCGAACTCCAACGCCACAGGAACTAGCACGATTAAGAACAAATCCAAATAGACCAAATATGGTTAATCAAGTGAGAAATCTAAGTCAAGCAAAAGCTGCGGAGCGCAGAAGACTTCAACAACAAATAGCTCAACTTCAAGCAAAGCTACGACAACTAGGAGGCTAGTATGGCAGCTAAAAAGAAATCGACAGTAAATAAAGCAGGGAACTACACTAAACCTACTATGAGAAAGAACCTGTTCAATAAGATTAAGGCAGGTTCTAAAGGTGGTAAAGCAGGTCAGTGGTCAGCAAGGAAAGCACAGATGCTTGCCAAACAATACAAAGCAAAAGGCGGAGGTTACAAATGAAAGTTAAAGCACCAGATGGTTATCATTGGATGAAGCAAAAGAACGGCTCATTCAAACTTATGAAGCACAAAGGAAAGTTTGTTAAACATAAGGGAGCAAGTCTAACTGCAGACTTCCCAATACAAAAGGTACATAAATAATGGCACTTAAAAAACCACAGAAGTCTTTAAAGAAATGGACTAAGCAGAAATGGAGAACACCTAGTGGTAAGAAATCTTCTGAAACTGGTGAGGTCTACGCACCATCTAAGACTATAAAGAAACTTAAATCAACCTCGGCAGGACGTAAAAAACTTGCGGCAGCTAACAAAAAGAAACGTGAGGCTACTGCAAAAGGTAAGCAACATGCGAGGCACGGACTACATAAAGGTAAAAAACGATGAGAGAAGATTATAAGAAAGGCGGTAAAACTAAAGACTCAAGACTTAAAAGAGCAGGTGTGTCAGGC